ATGGCATCCGAAAAAGGCGAATACAGCATGCTTTATCGTTTCAAAGACAGAAGTGAAATCGCGCTACACATTCCTGACAGAAAATAAACTCTCAAAACAAAAAAGCAGTTACCAATACAGGAAAACGTATCAATAACTGCGTTTCAGGTTGGCTAAGGACTGAGTGGTTGATACAAATTATCCCTCAGAAAAATGGAATGAATTGACTGTTATTCGTCAAAAGCAATCTTCCTCATTAATTCTTTGTATTCAATCATTTGAGAATTTGTTTTCTTTAAATTATTTAGCAAGTTTTCATAATCTGGATATTGTCTTTGTAATTCTTGCGGTGATTGTCCTGGATCAGATTTTTCGGATTTATTATCGAACCACTTACGAAATTTTGCCTGCCAAATCGTTAAATGAGGTCTCAATCCATCATTTAACACTCTCTCCGTCAACTCAATAAGTTCTTGTGAATGTTTTATACGGTTGAATGGTATTTCCTTCATCAAGTCCCGAGCAATCTTGAAAAATTCATACCAGGAATTATATACCTCAATGATAACGTCATTTTCCTCATCATAAGGGATACCAATTTTTCTTGTGCTCAGTTCAACCCAAAGTTTATAAGCAATTTCCTTATCTTTCTGTTCATATGTTAGATTAACACTGCTATTGCCGATACCAAGAGTAACTTCATTAACGGTTACAGATTTTTTAGATGTTATATGTGCTATCTTTTTTAACAATACGGAAATTACCACCACAATAACAACTATGGCAAGTAATGCTATCCAATTCAGAGTTAGGACAATATTTTTATTATTTTCAATACTTATAGAAATTATGTCCATAACAGTCACCATGTTGATAAATTTCTCTGCATTTGTACACGAGAATTATCAATTAAGTTTCTGCGTGAAATTCTATTGTTAAATGCCTCCCTTATAATTCGGTCAAAATTATCTTTCGCATAATCCCAAGTATAATATTCAGCATATCCAGATTTGATGTTATCTGCTAGTCTTCCTGGCATATCACTATAATAATAACTACCGTTATCGGCTTTTCGCATTTCAGGCAAAAATATACCAACAAGACCAGAGTTACCATTGATGCTACTTCTCAGTCCTGCATATATTTCCCAATCTACGTGTTTACGATTTTTCGTATTTGGTCCAACAAGAACAACAACGACTGAAGAATCACTTATTTTGTCTTCGCGAATAAGCCGTTTAATATATTCATCGCTGTTATCGGAATCGTATTCTCCTGCCTTGACAGATTTATTAATAATATTTCTGCTTAAATACTTGTCAATGTAATTCTTGTAATACTGGTCATCATCATGATAATAGCTGATGAAAACCTTGTGCTTTTGAGTATTGTATCCGTACATTTTTAATAACCCTCTCTCTCTTAACTTAATATATCAATTTTACACACATCTTGTAAAAATGTTTTATGAATTTCTTACGACCTCACTCACAATCTGCACCATCTGCTTGTTATTAAGCTGGTCGCGGAAATATACCTTATATCCATCCAAGGACAAATTTTCAAAAAAGACCTTGGCACACTCTATCTTTGCAGCTTCCTCTCCCCTCAGCGAGGACTTATTTTCCACGTCTTTCGTTTCAACGATGAGGTTCAGCTCCTTTTCTCCGGATGCTCGTTTTACAACATACATAAAGTCAGGACTATATGTGCCGCCTGTGATGGTAGGGATAGCGATACTGCTTCGTGGAATTTTCCCATAAACGACCACCTCTTCGATATCGGCCATGATGTTTTTCTGTTCCAGTGGTGAATCATAAGCAAAGGTATCATAAAGATATTTGTCACTCGGCGTTCCGGGAGTAATCTTTGTCCCTATTCTGCCTTGGGCAATTTCGTCAAGTACTGTGCCATCAGCTCTAGTCAAGGCAGTAGCTCCTCCACTAGTTTTGCACCTTGCATACGAGAAGCGTCCTCGCAAGGAATTGGTCTTCCATGCTCGGAACTCTGCGCAAAAAGCGGCAACTGAATTTTCATTAAAAAGATCTGCTTCTATATCACCATGTCGTTCTTGGTAATGGCATATGGCTTGATGGAGGAGATTAACAGGCAGATTTGTCGCCTTGTTGATGCGCGAAAGAAACTCTCCATAAGGCAAGGGGCGACTTACAACGTATTGGGAACCTGTTTCTTCCAGAACAAACATACTGCCGTCCTGTGAAACAACTTTTTCACGTCTGCTTGTCAAAGCAACTTGGGTAAATATGCCTTCTTTTTCTAGAAGTGTTAAAAGAACATCCGGCAATTCCTCATCTAAATCACGGTCATAAAGTAAAAGGTAACGCTCGTTTATCTTTTCCCATAATTCACGCATCTCTTGATAGACAGCTTTTCTGATTTTAATAGGTTTAGGCTTTTGCTTATTGAGATCCTTCACCTTGCCACTATAGAGACCTTGCGCTAATTCAGGGTATTCTTCCTGCATAGCTTCTCTGTTCTCATTGTTGATGTTCATGTGGCGGTCAATATAATTTTTGCTATAAAGTTCATCAAACATGGCATCCGCACTTATGCCACGCTTTTGAGCCAACATACTGAGGACTTTCTCAGTAATTGCCAAAGTCTGTGGAAGCTCTCCGTTAATCTGTTTAACAAGCTGTTCGGCAAAATCGAATTCCGTAAAGTCGACGATGTAGTTCAGCCAAAATTCTTCATTGGATATGCGATTACCATTTTCATCGACAGGAAGCCTAAGCCCTCTGCCGACTTCCTGTAACTTGCTAATTTCGCTTCCGCTCGAACGCAACTTGGCAATGGTAAATACATTGGGGTTGTCCCAGCCTTCTTTAAGTGTCCATTTGGAAAAAAGGAAACGCCTGGTATTCCATGAGCCGTCTTTATGGCGGAATGATAAGAGCTCTTTTTTACCGTGCAAAATCTCTCTAACTTCCTCGGCAATATTATCATCGGAATCAGTGTTATCTTGCGAGAAATATCCGGCATGACAGGCTGAAATATCTGCCAGGCTGGCTTCTAAATATTCTCTGTACTCTGATTCATGTTCAGACAGCTTTTGCAACTCTTCATTGATCTTTTCCTTTAACAGGCGTTCAAAAGACTCTAAGAGGTAGGGTGCTTTCCCATCTGCGTCTTTTCGGTAAGAGGTAATATCATCAATAAAGAAAAGGGCTAAGGTTTTAATTTTGTATTGTCGCCCACAAAAATTCTCTCTTTCGATCTCAAAGTGCCTTTCCAGTGCCAGACGCAACATCTGCTCTTGGTAGGATGTCATATAAATATCAACATCGAGTTCTTCGCCCTGCGTCTTTGTCTGACCATTAGAAAAAACAACCTCGTTTGTACTAATACCGTCAATAGTAATTCCTTCAAAAGCAGTATCAATTACTGCTAAGGAATCGTCTTTCTGTAGGGTATATGTTCTAGTCGCCCTATTCCTAGCCTTATACTGAAAGTTAGCCGACTCTTTGCTTCGTAGAGATAGAATTTTGACCTTAGCATTTTGGTCTGAAGCAGGTTCCAGATGCTCTTTGGCAACTCCCTTAATCAAGTTCTGATTAAATGACGCACAGGCATTTAAATCATAAAGCAGATTCTGATAGTCTTTCTTTATAATTCTGTTTCTGCCTCGTCCCGTTGTTATGTCAGGGAAAGTCGCACCAAAACGTATAACACACTGCGGCCTGATTTCTTCGGCAATAACCTTGTACGAAGCCTGATCTCTTGAAAAACGATGCGGTTCGTCAATGATAACGAACGGTCTCGTCGCACGAAGGGCATCTAGAGGTCTATAGAAACCCTCAACACCATAATCATAGTCGTCACGCGCGAGCATAGAGTTTTTTCGCGTCGTTAAAAGATGCATATTCGTAAGCAGAACATAAATTTTCTTTGTGTTTTGCAAGGAACCTTTAACAAAGTCGCTGACTACACTAGGAAAGTAAGAACGTTTATTTTTCTTTCTCGTTTGTGCCGCAAGGACACCCACTTCCATCTCAGTACCATAGCCACAACTGTCAGAAAAGTGCCGACGGGCATAAGGGTCGAGTAGAAACTGGGCAGTACCTGCTTTAATAGCCAGTGAAGGCACAGCAATAATAAATTTATTGATTCCGTAGTTTTTGTGCAGCTCAAATATTGTCTTTGTGTAGACATAGGTTTTGCCGGTTCCCGTTTCCATCTTGATGTCAAGATTGAGACAACGGTCAGGTGCTTCAAAACCGCGATAATCCGGAGGCAGCTTGCCTTGAATAGCAGTTATATTTTGTCTTAAACGAACATCCTGTAAGTCAATCGTGGGATTTTCAAAATAGTTTCTTGGCCTAAAAATACCGACACCCTCAAAGACTTGATTAAGCCTATCCACAGCTTCTTGTTGATGAGGAAGCCCTTGTTGTAGAATCAGTTCCATTCTATGACCTCCTCATTAATATCGAATATCAAAATTGATTCTGAGATTCTTTTCGGTCGCATTTAGACGCTTGAGATTTGTCTGCAAGGACTCCATCTCTGTCCAAGTAAAGCTGTAACCAAAGAGCACGACATTTTCCGGATTAAATTCCGGATCAGTATCAAATCTTGTAACAATGGCTTCAATGGCAGAATGATCCAATCCTTTATCAATCAAATAAAGGTGTTTATCTATGTGATAACCAGTGTATGAACCAAAAACTATAGCTTTCACTTTCGGAGAAAAGCCGTAGCCATCACGTACAAGCCAAGTTGTAAGAACGGTGTCTGTGCCAAACTCCTCCACTATATTGTTGGTGACGATTATCTCGTTAAGATTTCGATCAAAGTCTATAATGTCGTCAAGCTGTTTTCCAGTAGGCTCTTCTAGCACGTAATGCTTAAAACCTAAATCAGCTGTAGTATCAGGGTTTTCTTCTTTAATTTTCTTTGCAGCGCGGATGATGCGTTCTCGACCGATCTCATCAATAGTGCGGAAACCAGCATTATAGGCTGGTTTACCCTCCTCAATAAGCTCCGGCAGCTGTACCATAATAAATTTCCTGTTGCCATCATCTTCAGCGTTTAATTGCATGACAGCATCAGCAGTAGTTGCAGAACCAGAAAAGAAGTCAAGTATTATGTCAGCATGCGACATTTTTATACATTGCACAATTAAATTGACAGGTTTTGGTGCCTCAAAATATTTATCGCTTGTTGCAAACAAATCGTTAAATCGTTTTTGTCCTACCTCCGTGCGAAATGATTTATCATTCCATATTGATTTAAGCATTTTAGTTGATGGTGCACCATCCTTGAACGCATAATCTTTTCGATATACTTTCCAAGTGCCCCTAACTTCTCTTGCATGCAGCAACGAGATTGATTCCTGACTTTTGCTTGAATCCCACGTCCAGCATCCTTCGAACCCATCACTCCAGTAAGGATAAACCTCGATACTAAATTGTTCTGTCTTTATTAGAGAAACAGTACCGTCATCATCAACATACAATGGATAAAATAAATTAGGTCTATTATGTTTTCCAAATTCCCGGTGTGTATTTCTTAATTCGATTTCTCGGTATAAATTACCAGAATCATCTGTTAGATTGTAGTCTCCTATGAGTTCTTTATGTGTCTTACCAATATTGAATCTTCCTTTAGGTTGATCACTCATAGTGTAAATCAATAGGAACTCATTGCACTTGGCTAAATACTGATCTTGGCTCCGACCTTTTGGATTTGTTAAAACGCTAATAATTCCTACAAAATTTTCCTCGCCAAAAACATCATCACAGATCAACTTCAGATTCGACTGTTCATTATCATCAATGGATATGAAGATAGCACCGTCTTCTGTAAGAAAATCCCTCGCAAGCTGTAATCTTGGATACATAAACATGAGCCAGGCGGAATGAGATGCCGAGCCGCGCTTTGTTAAGTCCAAAATGCGCTGTGCTTGTGATTCAGAGATGCTAAGCTTTGTTGTCAAGTCTTCAACCGAAAAATCAAAGCGATCGTTATAGACAAAACCGTCTGAACCTGTGTTATAGGGTGGATCTATATAGATACACTTGATTTTTCCAGCATAGGATTTGAGCAGATGTTTCAATCCATCTAAATTATCGCCAGTAATATAAAGATTTTCGCTATCCTTATTTTCTGGTTTCTCATTATGCTCTTTATCCGGCTTGATAACCGTGGTTGTGTCAATAGACGCAAGGAGCCTCGCATAATTCTTCCCTAAGAATTTCAGCTCATAGCCCTCACTTTTGACATCAACTTTATCACTGATATATTCTTTGAAGCGCTCTAAATCAAAACTTCCGTCTTTACTAAAACAAGCGGGGAAATGATCTTTTAATACTCTGAGTTCACGATCTTGTGCAGAGATTGTTTCATTACTGTCCAGAATATCTTTAATCATGCTTCATCACCCTCATCAATAAATTCCAAAATATCATCCACACCGCAGTCAAGCGCTCGGCAGATGCGTTCAATGCTGTCGAGCGAGATGTATTTTCTGCGCTTTATCTGCGTCATTACATTCCCGGAGAAACCGGCCTTGTTAATGAGCTCAGAATTGCTCATCTGCCGGTCGATTAAAAGATGAAATAACCTATCATAGGATACAGCCATAAGATTTTCCTTTCGCTCTTTAGTAACTATGACTATTCTATCATCCTTGCGTGAATATTTCTATGAGGAAATGATTTTCTGACTGTTTTTATTTTGTCCCTGCTCAAACACACGGGGGTGTAGCAGGATGTAGCAGGTTTTTTCAGTTCTCTCTATTTAAGTGAAATATAGAACTATATAGAAAATCCTGCTACAAGCTGCTACAAAACGAAAATTCAGCCGTAAGTGTGTAGGAATCGGCGCTCTAAGTTCAACTTAGGGCGTTTTATTTTTTGTAAAAAGATTTCTTTACGCGTTCAAAAACGCCCTTTTCCCTGCCTACAGAGTGAGAGGAAGAAATATTTAACGCCCTATATCCAACATAGGTCGTCAAAAAATTTACTCAAAACCATCCCTTCTGTCCAAGGGGAAAGTGAAGGGAGTTCTCCCTCAATACAAGAGAGAGCAGGTTGAAGCATGAGCAAAACAAATTATCAAAGAAGTTGCCCAAAATCGCTCACTTTGTCCAAGGGGAAGGTGAAGGGAGTTCTCCCTCAATACAAGAGAGAGCAGGGTGAAGCATGTACGAACAAATAGCAATAGATATAAAAGAAAACGGCAGGTTCTGTCTCTGGCGTTATGAGGAGCAACAAGGCAGACGAACGAAAGTGCCCTATCGGGTGAATGGCCAGCGGGCAAGCAGCAGGAATATTCAGCATTTCACAAGCTTCGATGAAGTCTTAAACGTCGTACCCCGGTACGACGGCATCGGCATGGGCGTTTTCTCTCCCTTTGCCGCTGTGGATATCGACGACTGTGTCAAAGACGGAAAGCTCTCGGAGCTGGCAGAGGATGTTATCCACACGCTTGATTCTTACACAGAATACAGCCCGTCGGGAAAGGGTGTACGCATCATTTTGAAGGTTAAGGATTTCACCTTCGATAAATCCCGCTATTACATCAATAACAGAAAAATCGGTTTAGAGGTCTATGTGCCGGGTGCGACAAATCGCTTTGTCACCTTGACCGGACATACCATCCATCAAACAGAGCCTGCATACCGGGATGAGGAACTGCAGCTGCTCCTTGACCGCTATATGAAGCGAGACGAGCTTCCTTCTTCACCTCCGCGTAGCGTTCCCGGCAGCTACCTTGAGGACGAATCCGTCATCCGGAAGGCACAAAAAAGCAGGCAAAAGGCAAAGTTCCTAAAGCTCTGGCAGGGCGATATAAGCGGTTATGCCAGTCCAAGTGAAGCCGACCTTGCCCTATGCTCCATGCTCGCATTCTGGTGCGGCGGAGATACGGAACAAATGAATCGCATCTTCCGGCAGTCCGGACTCATGCGGGATAAGTGGGAGCGGGACGATTACCGCAAGTCTACGCTAGATAGAGCCGTAAAATCCTGTACTTCCTTCTATAAGCCTGTGCGTGCCCTCTCTGCAGTGGATGACTTCAACAACATCTCCGGAAATCTCCTAAGTTTTGACCTTTTAAACAATCCCCGTTACCGCTTCGGTGATATCGGCTTCGGCAGACTCTTTGCCGATGTGTATAAGGACATCTGCCGCTTCGTACCGGAGCGAAAGAAATGGTACATCTTTAGCGGCAAATGCTGGCAGGCGGATGTGGGAAGCCTGAAGGCGATGGAGCTTTGTAAGAGCCTGGCAGATGCTCTTCTGCAATACGCCCTCACCATCAATGAAGAGCATATCAGGACAAACTTTCTCAAAGAATGCGGCAAATGGCAGCAGCGCCGATTCAGAGAAACGTATCTCAAAGAAGCCCAGAGCGTCTATCCCTTGCCTTTCAAGACCTTTGACCAGGATCGCTATCTTCTGAACTGCCAGAACGGCACGCTCGATTTAAGGACGATGCACTTCCATGAACACAAGGCTTCGGACTTTTTAAGCAAAATCGCAGGAGCATCCTACCTCCCGGAAGCTTACTCCGAGCGTTTTGAACAGTACATCGACGAGATCATGAGCGGCGATCAGGAAAAGGCAAAGTTCCTGCAAAAGTCCCTGGGCTATGCCGTCACGGGAGATACCCGCCATGAGTGCCTGTTCTTCCTCTACGGCGAAACCAGCCGCAACGGCAAAGGAACGCTCATGGAAAGCGTGCTCAAAGTCCTGGGCGACTACGGCAAAGCCGTAAGACCTGAAACCATCGCTCAGAAACGCTTCTCAAACAGCCAGGCGCCAAGCGAGGATATTGCCAGGCTGGTCGGCATCCGCCTGGCCAATATCTCAGAGCCGGGACGAGGACTGCTGTTAAATGCCGCCCAGGTCAAGACCATGACGGGAAACGACACTCTGAACGCCCGCTTTCTCCATGAGAACAGCTTTGACTTCGAGCCGCAGTTCAAGATTTACATCAACACCAACTACCTGCCTGCCGTAAACGACATGACGCTCTTTTCAAGCGGCAGGGTGCTCATCATTCCCTTTGACCGCCATTTTTCTGAATCGGAACAGGATAAAAGCCTGAAGGAACGCTTTGCAAAACCGGATGTGCAAAGCGCCATCTTGAACTGGCTGATCAAAGGCTACCAGCTCTTGTGCGAAGAGGGCTTAAAGCCGCCGAAAGCTGTACTTGAGTCTACGGAAAGCTATGCCCGTGAGAGCAACAAGGTCATGCAGTTTTTGGAAGATCAATTAATTCAAGATCCGGATGCAGAAACGAGGACGGCCGAAGTCTACGACGCTTATCGTGCCTGGTGTGTAAGAAACGGCCTCTTTCCTGAAAACAACCGGAACTTTAATCACGAGCTTCGGAAAGTAGCGAATGTCACGAGGAAAAGGCCGAAGACAGGCGGCAATCCTACCACACTGCTTTTAGGCTACAGGCTAAGCGCTGGTGAGGAGTTTCTCCCATGAACACACGGTCTGTAGCAGGATGTAGCAGGTTTTTTCCGTTACCCCTATTTAGACGAAATAGAGAGGTATATAGAAAATCCTGCTACAAGCTGCTACAAAGCAGATTTATCCCGGAACTGTGTCCGAGCGGACAGCCTAAGTTCAGCTTAGTCCGTCAAGGATTACTCAAAACCTGCCTTTCTGTCCAAGGGGAAAGTAGGGAGATATCTTCCAGCAATAAACGCTGTGGACAAAGGTGCCGCCCGCCCTGAACAAAAAGCAAGAAAAATCAGCAAGGAAAGGAGGAAAACACTATGCAGGATTTTTCAGAACAAAACCCGACTGTCGTCGATAACAAGAAGTACCGCTTCTACTGCCAGCTAAAAGACATGTACCAGCGTCCGGTCTTTGTCTACCAGAGCAAGGAAGCAAGTCCCTGCAACTGGCGTATCTGCTTCGGCTGGACATCGCTGCATTTCAGGACATACCGGGAAGCGATGGACTACTGCAAAAGACGGGGCTTTACCGCTCCAAACGGCGAGCCTCTGCCCTGACCCCAGGGGGATGGGAATCTCTACCAAGAGAATCTCGTGCAACGGGCGGTGGGCTTCGCACAAAAAAAGTTCAATTCAAACGGGGGATTAACCCCCAACAAAAATCAGGAGGAATTTACCTATGTTAAACACAAGCATTTACAAATCAGAATTTCAAGACATGCTGCGCAACCGCAGTAAAGATGGCAATGCCTTAAAAGAAGGCTTGGACACAACGAGCGGCGGTTATCTGATGCCGGGCTACGATGCGGACAAGTTCTATCAGGCGATGGAAAAGGACTGCTTGTTCAGGAAGTATGCGACGAAAATCGCTCTTGACCGGACAGACGGTACGATTATCGCTGTCGCTTCCACAGGTACGGCGGAAGTAACGGGCGAAGGCCAGCTCTATCCTGTGGACGCCGACAGCATCGCAAAGATTCCTTACGGCTCATTCAAGATCGCTTCGCTCTGCAAACTCTCCCAGCAGTTCATAAGCGATACGAAGTTCGACCTCGACACCTACCTCATGCGGGAATTTGCCAGACGCTTTGCCCGTGCGGAGGAAAAAGTCCTGCTCACGGGAACGGGACAAGACGAGCCGCTGGGACTGCTTAACAGCGCCGATACCGTATCCACGGCAGGGGCAGGCCAGGTCACCTTTGACGATGTGGTGGCGCTCTACTTCTCACTGGCTGCGGAATACCGGAAAGATGCCGTCTGGATTATGAACGATGAAACAGCCTTCACGCTGCGTATGTTAAAAGACCAGAACGGCCATCCTTTCTGGGAACATGGTCAAGATAGGCTCTTCGGAAAGCCCGTTCTTATCAGCCCGTATATGCCTAACATCGCAAGCGGCGCAAAACCGATTATCATCGGTGATCTGTCCTACTACTGGCTCTTACAAAGGCAGGAGCTGACGATTAAGCCCTTGTTTGAGCTGTTCACAGGCGAAGGTCAAGTCGGCTATGCCGCCTATGAGCGTCTGGACGGGAAGCTCATCCGACAGGATGCCGTTCGTACACTCACGGTCGAATAAGCCTAAGTTCTGCTTAGGTTTGGCAAATAAGCCTATGTTCAGCATAGGGTTCAGGCGAGAAGTCTAGATTAAAACTAGGGTTAAAGGCTCGGGAGCCTTGTGTAGATACATCCCAGTTCCCGAGCCGATTTTTCAAACAGGTGGTGCTATGGGAAAAAGAGATTTAGAAAAGAATGTACTTTGCTACCAATCGCTGATGGCGCTCCTCTTTTCCCTTTATGAGGAAGAGGAAATGGACGAATCCTTTATCCGGGAAGCGGAGGAAATCATCGCAGAAAGAAGCGGACTTTCCGAGAAAAGTATTTTCCGCTATGACCTTGATAAATAAGGCATTTTGAGTGATGTATATACATACCTATTATAGAGGAGGTGGAGAATGCGAAACGTAGAAGAATTACCGATTAAATTGAATGCGGAAACCATGAAAACAAAGGTCGCCGCCTACGCCCGTGTGTCTACAGGAAAAGACGCCATGCTGCACTCCCTCTCGGCACAGGTCAGCTATTACAGTCGTCTGATTCAGCAAAGGGCGGACTGGGAGTATGTCGGCGTGTATGCAGACGAAGGCATCTCCGGCACAAAGGAAACGAGAGAAAATTTCCAGCGGATGCTAGAAGACGCAAGAGAAGGAAAGATTGATTTAATCCTCACCAAGTCCATCTCCCGCTTTGCCAGAAATACCCTGCTTCTTCTCGAGACGGTACGGGAGCTGAAAGACCTCGGTGTCGCTGTCTATTTCGAGCGGGAGAAGATTAACAGCCTTACTGCAGACGGTGAGCTGATGCTCTCGCTTCTTGCTTCCTTTGCCCAGGAAGAGAGCTTATCCGCCAGAGAAAACAGCCGCTGGAGCATTAAGAAGCGCTTTGAAAAGGGCGAAATCGTCGGTATGGCACATCTCTATGGCTACGACTTCATCGACGGAAAACTCGTCATAAACGATGAGGAAGCCGAAGTCGTCCGTATGATTTATCGGGACTATATTTCCGGGATGCAAAGTAGCGAGATTATCGAGAAGCTCAATGATCTCGGCATACCGAAGAAGCTCGGCGGCAAATGGAAACCGGGCGATATTGCGAGGTTCTTTAACGAAAAGCACACAGGCAGCGCTCTTTTGCAAAAGACCTACAAGGATGATGCCGTGTGTTCAAAGACACATATCAACCGGGGAGAAAAAGACTTCTATCTGGCGGAGAATACGCATGAAGGGATTATTGATAAAGAAACCTACCGAGCCGCTAAAGAGGAAGTAAAACGCCGTACATCAAACAAGAATCCGCCGAAGACTATCCCGAAATACCCCTTCCGCAAGATGATCCGCTGTGGAAACTGCGGAGCAAACTTTAACCGCAAAAAGACCAAGACAGAAGTCTTCTGGCGCTGTGCGGCAAACTTGGGCTGCAAGGACTACAAGTGCTCCATGAAAGGCGTGCCGGAGCGGATACTGGAGGAGCTGGTCGCCAGAGCTTTGCATCTTGCTAAGTTTGATGGCGATGTCTTCCGGGAGAAAGTAAAGGAAATCATCATCCCGGAAGCAAACAAGGTCAGAATTATCCTCAAAAACGGCAAGGAGAAAGAATACAGCTGGCAGGACAGGTCACGCTCGGAGTCCTGGACAGCGGAGATGCGGGCTGAAGCTGCTAAAAAAAGTAGAGAAAGGAACAATAAATGAGCCGGGGAAATAGAAAAGTTACGGTCATTAAAGCGAAGAAGAATCTGCCCGGCACTTCGCTTAAGGGGAAAATCGGCAAGCGGAAAGTTGCCGCCTACGCCCGTGTGTCCACAGACAGCGATGAGCAGCTTAACAGCTACGAAGCGCAGATCAGCTATTACACGGACTACATCAAGCGCAGGAGCGACTGGGAGTTTGTGAGGATTTATACGGACGAAGGCATCTCAGGCTTGAACGCCAAGAAGCGTGAGGGCTTTCAGGAAATGATCAGCGACGCCCTTGACGGCAAGATTGACCTCATTATCACCAAGTCCGTTTCCCGTTTTGCCAGAAATACAGTCGATACTTTGACCTATGTCAGGAAGCTCAAAGAAAAGCAGGTCGAGGTCTACTTTGAAAAAGAAAACATCTATACCCTTGATTCCAAGGGAGAACTGCTCATCACGATTATGAGTTCTTTGGCACAGGAAGAAAGCCGCTCCATCTCGGAGAACGTCACCTGGGGCATCCGAAAGCAGTTCTCCGACGGCAAGGTTATGATGCCCTACAAGAGCGTTCTGGGCTTCAGAAAGGGCGACAACGGACTGCCTGAGATCGTGCCGGAAGAAGCAAAAATCGTGCGCTATATCTACAGCCTGTTCATAAAAGGCATGACGCCGTACGGCATTGCCAGAAGGCTTGAGGAAGAAAACATCCTCTCGCCGACGGGCAAAGAAAAATGGTATAGCAGCACGGTCGCCAGCATTTTACAGAATGAAAAATATCGGGGTTCCGCCCTGTTGCAAAAGAAATATACAGTGGATTTTCTCACCAAGAAACAGAAAGTGAACGAAGGCGAAGTACAGCAGTACTACATAGAGGACAGCCATCCCGCCATTATCGAGCCTGAAGAATTTGACCTCGTACAGGCAGAGTACGCCAGAAGAGAAAACTTGGAGACCTATTACAGCAACAGCACGCCTTATTCATGCAAACTCATCTGTGGCAACTGTGGCGCCTTCTACGGCTCGAAGGTCTGGCATTCCAACACAAAATACAAGCGAACCGTCTGGCAGTGTAATGACAAGTTCAAAAACGAGAAAAAATGCAGCACGCCGCATCTTTACGAATCCGAAATTCAAGAATCCTTCGTTGAAGCACTGAGCTTGCTTTTAGCTGATAAAGAGAAGCTCCTTGTTCACTGCCGGGAATTGCGAAATGAATTGACCGATTGCTCAGAAGAAGAAACAAGGCTCAAAGAGCTTTCTCAGGAGATGGAGATAGTAGCGGAAATCATCGCCCGGATTGTAAATGAGAATGCCACCCGTGCTCTTGATCAGGAAGACTACCGGAAGCGTTATGACACGCAGGTGGAACGCTATGAAGCCTTACAGGCGGAGTTTGAGGAACTGGAGTCCGCCATCGAAGATAAGAATCACCAAAGCTCAATCTTGAGCGGCTTTATGTTTGCCATTTTTGATGATGACATCTTGCCCGTCAAGTTCTCGAACACGCTCTGGATGAGCACTGTGGACACAGTGACGATAAAGAACGATAACACCTTGCTTTACCGCTTCAAAGACGGCAGCGAAATCTCGCTTGCCATTCCGGAAAGAAAATAGACTTAAAACAAAACAGAAAATAAGCTCAAAACAAAAGAAAGCAGTTACCAATACAAGAAATTGTATCAATAACTGCGTTCTAGGTTGGTGGACGATAAGAGATTCGAACTCTCGACCTCTGCGATGCGAACGCAGCGCTCTCCCAACTGAGCTAATCGCCCGTAAGCGCCTCTTCAACAGGCACTTTGCTATTCTAACATAATTATTT